TTCCTTCAAGGTGCATTAAATCATAGACCGCAAACGACTGAAGGAACGGGTTTTAATTAACCTTAGTATTTCAGGAGAAACACAATGAACACACTTAACATGATTCGTAGGCAGATCAAAAAAGCATCTGCACTTCACGATGCACAAATTCATATGACATCATACCGTGGTGTCAAGTACGAGTGTCAGCAAGGTGAAGGGGAAACCCATGGTACCTTCTGTTATCGTGGTCATACTTACAACAAATGATACTTGTCATTTGTCAAGCAATCTGATAGACTGGGGGGACATAAGTCCTCCTTTTTTTATGGAAAAAGACAAACTTAAAGTAATTGTTAGAAATCTGAGACTACTGGTTGACGCATTAGAGTCTGAGGTGTATTCTGATGTCTCGGCATACACAAATAGGTTAGAAGAGACCCTTCCCCCGCTTCCTGACTATGATGAGGTGTTTGAAGATGATGAATGATGATTGGCGTTACTCTGAAGAAAGACTTAAACTCAGGGAACAATGTCTTAAGGTTTTGTTAAATAGATATGGTAGTGCTAATATAAACGAAACGTCATATACGTCACAAAACATTTATGAGTGTGTTGATACTTGGATCTCACAAGGAAACAAGATTAGTAATGGAATCATTGCTTATTTCAACGCTTATTTCAACCATGAAAACCAAGAAAGCAATCAAGTACATCCTTAAACATCCAGAACTTTTCACAGAAGGTGAAAGAATGTATGTTGAGAGAGTAAAAAAAGAACGTAAACAAATTAAGTTACAAAAGAAATATGAATCAAGCAAAACTGATATCAGTAACTCCTGATGCTGAACAACACATTGCATATTGTGCACGTGTGTCTAATCCAAACAATCAGGACAGTGAAAAGTTTGCTGGACTACTTAAGTATTGTATCAAACACCAACACTGGAGTATCTTTGAACAAGCGTTCATGACCCTTGAGATTGAGACCACACGCGGTCTTGCTGCTCAGGTTTTGAGACATCGTTCATTTACATTTCAAGAGTTTTCTCAACGGTATGCAAGTACTAATCTTCTAAGTACGGACATTGAACTTCCAGAACTTCGTCGTCAAGATACGAAGAATCGTCAAAATTCTATTGATGATCTTGATCCTGAAGTTGTCGATAAACTTGAACGTCAGATGGTTACATTGTTTAGTTCTGCACAAAGTCTTTATAATCAAATGTTGGAAGAAGGTGTAGCAAAAGAGTGTGCACGTTTTGTTTTACCTCTTGCCACACCAACCAGAATGTATATGACTGGTTCTATTCGTTCTTGGATTCATTACATTGAATTGAGATCTGCAAATGGAACTCAGAAAGAACACATGGACATCGCAAACTCTTGTAAAGACATTTTCAAAGAGCAGTTTCCTGTGATTTCAGAGGCTCTAGAGTGGTAATAAATATTCAAACTTGAGGTGAAAGTTTTGGCAACATATCCTGTTAAAAATAAACAAACTGGTGAACAAAAAGAAATACGAATGAGTATTCATGATTGGGACCAGTGGTGCAAAGACAATCCAGACTGGGAGCGTTACTATACTCCTGATAACGCTCCCTGTCTTGGTGTTGAGATGGGAGATCCCTTCAGTAAGATTTACACCAAACATCCAGGATGGAAAGATGTTATTGGTAAAGCAAAGAAACAACCAGGTTCAAATCTAAAACACTACGATTAAATACATGTCAGCGAAGAAAAAAGCAGGTGTCGGAACTACAAACCCAGTTCCATTTGGTATGAGCAATAGAACGATGAAGAGAAAGAAGCCAATTAATCTCGACTACATCAAAAAGGTTGAACCGATCACAGAAAATCAGGAAATCTTTTTTGAAAAGTATAAAAATCAACAGAACTTGGTAGCATATGGATGTGCTGGTACAGGAAAGACCTTTATCACCCTCTACAACGCCCTTCTGGATGTCTTAGACCCTAAGTCACCCTACGAGAAGATTTACATCGTCAGATCCCTTGTGCCCACCAGAGAGATTGGTTTCCTTCCTGGTGATCATGAGGATAAGTCATCTCTCTATCAGATTCCATACAAGAACATGGTGAAGTACATGTTCGAGATGCCTGATGATGCTTCTTTTGAAATGTTGTATAACAATCTCAAGGCACAGGGTACTATTTCTTTCTGGTCCACATCATTCATTCGTGGTACAACCCTGGACAATGTGATCGTTATTGTTGACGAGTTCCAGAACCTTAATTTCCACGAACTTGACTCAATGATCACCCGTATTGGTGAGAACTCAAAAATTATGTTCTGTGGTGATGCAACTCAGTCTGACTTGACAAAACAGAATGAAAGAAATGGTATTGCTGACTTCATGCGTATCTTGACGAACATGCCATCCTTTGATACAATTGAATTTAATGCAGAGGATATCTGTAGAAGTGGTCTTGTTAAAGAGTACATCATTGCCAAACTTGAACTCGGTATGTAATGTTTAATCACATTGAAATAGATTATCCAACTATCGATAGAGAGATGATTGACGGTGTTCGATATTATGACACTCCTGATGGACAAAAATTAGTTTCCATCACATCTATTATTAGTCACTACAATCGAGAAATCTTCACTAAGTGGAGAAAGAGGGTTGGTGTTGAAGAAGCAAACAAGATCACAAAGGCAGCAACCAGTCGTGGTACTGACATGCACACACTGGTTGAAAACTATATGTTAAACAAAGAACTTCCGACAGTACAACCGTTGTCAGAGTTCCTTTTTAAACAAGCCAAACCTGATCTAGATAAAATCGATAATATTCATGCAATTGAACAAGCCCTTTTTAGTAGGGAGTTGGGTGTTGCAGGAACGGTCGATTGTATTGCTGAGTATGATGGAGAACTTGCTGTCATTGACTTTAAGACAAGTAAGAAACCTAAACCAGAAAAGTGGATCGAACATTACTATGTACAGTGTGCAGCCTACGCATGTATGTTGTACGAAATGACTGGTATTATGGTTAAAAAATTTGTCATCATCATGTCTTGTGAAAATGGAGAAGTTGAAGTCTATGAACAGTATGATAAGAGAAAGTACATCAACCTTCTCGCAAAATATATTAGCGAGTTTGTTGAATTCAAATTACAACAACATGTCTAAATCTGAAGAACTAAGTGTTGATCAACTGATTGATAAAAAATTTTACAACAGTCGAACCTTCGCAGAGGAAATTGAAAATATTGTTAAAGACAATATTGACATGAAGTACGTTGATGCTATAGTATATTTTTGTGAAAAGAATAGTTTGGACATCGAATCTATTCCTAAACTAATTTCAAAACCCCTCAAGGAAAGATTGAAAGCAGAGGCAATGGAATTGAATCTATTGAAACGTACATCTCACGCCAAACTTCCTTTATGATACCAAAAGTGAGTCCCTTTGATACATACAAGGCATACCTTGGATTGAAAAATCACTTTACCAAAGACAAATATGATTACCATCGTTATGGTGGTAAGTCACGTGCATCATTAGAGTCCTTCTATAAACGTAAGGACAGATTCTTTTTTGAAAAGTTGAGTCGTCAAAAAGATGATAGTGAAGTCATTGAGTTTTTTGTTTCTAACTTTGTCAGTTGTAACGATCCTCAGTCTCTGTGGATCGGAGAAATTGTTCGGAACGGGGAACAGAATTACACCGATTGGAAGAGACGACTTCAGTCGTTATCTTATACGTTCAAATCGGAAATAGAAAATGTCTTCGGTGATAAAGACTTTGATTCAATGTTTAATATTGTGGGAACGAGACACCCTCAAATTGTCAAAGAACATTTGGCAAAAAATTTATCACTTGAATCTCTTGTAATCTTAAATAAGATTTTGGGATTCAAAAAACAATTCGATAGTAAATTGGATGATCCTGTTTGGAAATTCTTATCAATGAGAATTGAAAAGTATGATTCCTTTATACATATTGATGTATTTAAATTTAAATCAATCCTTAAGGAGGTTATAGTCCATGGCACTTGATAATGCAACTGTGCTTGAAAATCTGAAATCTCAGAGAGAAGAATTGGAAAAACAACTTGATGGTGGTAGAGAAATGTACCTGAAAGTATGTGGAGCAATCGATGTTCTCGAGCAAATTGAAGAATCTAAACAACAAGACGAACAACTTTTAGAAGCAGAAGCACAAGTACAATGAGTTTTTTCCAATCGGAATTAGTCCAAGATGAGATGAACAGGATTGCCGAATTACAAGAGGCAATCTATAAAAATGTGTTTACATTTTCATCTATGACAAAAGAAGATAAACTTGAGCATGTTGAAATGTTGGAGGAACTGTTGAAAAAACAACAGATCCTCTATACTCGTATGAGTTTGTCTGAAGATCCCGAAGCAAAATTGATGAGGGAAAATATCATGGAATCTGCAAAACAACTTGGGTTTCCGCCAGATGTTGATCTGGCATATGTCTTCAGTAATATGACCAATATCATTGAAAACATGAAGAAGTCTCTTGACAACACCCCCTGAGGGTCCTATAGTAAGGGGGTGGTTAGGTCCCCCACCAAAACTTAACCAACAAGCCAAATACAAACTACAGGTAAATACGAATGTCCTTTTCAGATTTAAAGAAACAATCCTCTCTTGGTTCTCTGACACAGAAACTGGTTAAAGAAGTAGAGAAACAAAATGGTGGTGGCGGTAATGGTACCGATGACCGTCTGTGGAAACCAGAGATGGATAAGAGTGGTAACGGATATGCTGTTATTCGTTTCCTTCCTGCTCCCGAAGGAGAAGATCTCCCTTGGGTGAAGCTGTTCTCCCATGCCTTCCAAGGTCCTGGTGGTTGGTACATCGAAAACTCCCTGACTACCATTGGTGGTAAGGATCCTATCGGTGAACTGAACCGTGAACTGTGGAACAGTGGTAACGAAGCAGATAAGGAAACTGTTCGTAAACAAAAGCGTAAACTTTCTTTCTACGCAAATATCTACGTGGTCAAGGATCCTGCCAATCCTCAAAATGAGGGTAAGGTGTTCCTGTACAAGTTTGGTAAGAAGATCTTCGACAAGATCATGGAAGCAATGCAACCTGAATTCGAAGATGAAACTCCTATCAACCCCTTTGACTTCTGGCAAGGTGCCAACTTCAAACTCAAACTGAAGAAGGTTGCTGGTTATTGGAACTATGATAGTTCCGAGTTCGATCGTGTGTCTCCTCTCTTGGATGACGATGAAGCGATGGAAGCAATCTGGAAGAAGCAGTATTCACTCACTGCCTTCACTGCACCTGATCAGTTCAAATCCTATGATGAACTGAAGAAGCGTCTTGATTATGTACTGGGCAATAAGTCCACCCGTCGATCAACCGTAGAGGAAGAAACTGAGTATGATAACTACGCAGCAACAGAACGAAAGACTGTCTCCGAAGAAGAAGTCATGCGAAAGCTTGAAGACTCCTATCAATCTTCGAAGACAACTAATGACTTCAACTCTCCTGATATTACTCTCAGTAAAGGAGACGATGACGATGACGACCCCATGAGTTATTTTTCAAAACTGGCTGAGTCCTGATACCAAAATCGGCTTTTTGTTTCAAAAAAGCCGTAAAAAAAATCCTGGGGCTTTTTTGGCCCCTTTACTTTTTTTTATTGATACAATCTAACGTTTTCTCCTCGTACCAACCTATCAGAAACATACTGACTAGATCCAGGAGTATATGGCATAAACTCCTCCATATCGTCGATAACAAGACCCACGTAGATGTCTTTTAATATGAATATATTTCTTTTACTATCTTGAATTCTTGTCTCATACTCTAAATTAGAAACTGGATAAACTGAAGATCTCGTGATTTGTTGTCCCAAATTAATATCATAAAAAGTAATACTCCAATCACTAGGAACTATTAATCCTCTTTCTACAATCGTTCTTTTGCCACTATCTTGAATCTGATTAGTCTCATAATGTCTAGTTTCATACATTTTTTCATAACTACCATACTTATTAAGTAGGTAATTATCAAAGGATTCTTGAGACCAAGGCCATTCAGATTCAAGATTCATAATATTGTTGGATAACATTATGATCCAATCAAGATTCTCATCTCCGTAAATTTTATATGCAACTTCATCGGGTCTCTCATCACCTACAACTTTATACTTTGTGAAATAGTTGAGGTCACGAAAAATATCATCTCTAAGTTTACCTCTTTTGAAGAGATTCTTTACTTCTGTATAATCAGAAATATTATCACCACCTTTGACTCTGTTTACATAATCAAAGTTTGGTAGGTTTCTAAAATATTTTTGTGCCATCTTTAGTATCCCATTGTTATTTCTGTGTTATCAGGAATATCATCAGCATAAATTGGCATAACTTCACTAAAAGTCATTGTTAAGTCATATGCTGTCAAAGACCCAGTGGAATCAAATGTTGCATAGGAACCATCTGGTGTGTAATTTACCACAAAGTTTGATAAAGCACAAGGTTTAAATTTATTTAGATATGGGTGGTCACCTCCACCTTTGTAAATATACTTCAACTTAAAGATTCTTGGTGATAAGAGGAATAAATCTTTACTACTTCTAGAAACTGCCATATTTCTTTTGAATGCTCGTATGATTCTTCTTATTTCTTCTGATTCTATCTGACTTCTTGGTGTGAGTCTAAAATTGAAACTAAAAGTTCTAAGATTAGGACCATTGAAAAGAAGTTCAAGGTTTGGATTAATTACCATACCAGTAGCTCTACCCACAATATTTGCACCAACTGCTTGACCAGCAAAATAAGCGGAAATAAAACTCTTAAGATTACTATCGTTTAGTTTTGTTTTTAATTTATCAAACCCTGCTCCAATTTCACTAAACGCTCCACTTATATCTGCTCCACCAAGTTTATCAATTACTTTCTTTGCTGCATCACCAAAACCGGCTTGAATTGGATTCAATTGATCATCTGACCAACTCACTGCATTCGTTTCACTTAATTGGGGTTGCATTGGGAAAAATATAGTTTCATATTGCTGCCCTAGATTTTTATCACTATTATAATTATCTTCCAATCCAGATGGTTTGTAATCATATGCTGTTATTGAAATATAGTCATATTCAAAGCCGGCTGGTGGTGCATGATAGGGATATCTTAAAGTTCTTGCACGACCACCTCTATTAGTTACTGCAGATTCATATGAAGGATTAGGACCTTGATCTGTTGTACCATCTCCATCCAGATCAGTCCCAACATTATCTGGTGTATCTTCACCAGGAAGAGCTGGTGCTGCTGGAGCATCAGGATCTGGAGTTGCAGTAGGGTTGGGAGGGTTAGTTGGTGCAACTACTACCACTGGTTGTTGTTCAGTAGTAGATGTAGTTGTTACTGTACCATCAGAGTTCACCTTTCTTCTTGATCCAGGTTCTATTACTCCAGGTATTCTATTATCGAAATGAGTTTGCTTTAATTGTTCTGTATCAATAACTGAGATACCTGCATTTTCGTAATTTCTATTATCTTCATCTAAGAGAATCTTTGCTCTTACATTAGTGTTTAATGTTTGTGTTCCAGTCGTAAAAAATGCTCGATTAAATTCTTGTTGACTTAATTCTGGTTTATTTTCATTTCTTTGTGCAATGTTAAATGATCTTCTAAATTGATCTTGATCATTGTAGACCCATGTAGTCTTCCCATTTTCAGGTTTAGACGTGGCAAGAAGTACTCCACCTATACCACCTAGTGGAGCAAAACCAGGTCTATATACTTTTATTTCTCCTGTACGCAAATTGGTATAGGTGTCTAACTTTAAATTTCGCCAGGTAACAGTAGCTTTTACTTCGTCAGACATTATACTACGATACTTTTAGTTATTTATTGTGAAATTTTGATATGGAATAGATCTTAAAGTCTTAAGTTCCATAGGATATACTTTGTATAGATTGCTCTGCAATTCTTCCCAGGTATAGTTTCTGAATTCTCCCCAGTGATAATTAAGTCCTCTGAATCCCCACCTAAACAGACCTGTTACGGCAACTAAAGGAAATCTATCGTATTCAACTCTAGGAGTCTTTGCTTTATATATGAATGTAAAATACTTACCGACATCAGGAACAACTTCTACTTCGGTTTGAAGTTTCTCAATGATTTCTAACATCATATCATCTTCGACTACCATCGTTTTGATACGATTGACCTCCTCCTCAGTAAATCTATTGACTGTACTATTCAGATATTCTTCTTGTTCTTCATCCATTAGCAGCTTTTAACTGTCTTTGTTTTGCTGGTGGGAGCGCTTTTTGTTGTGACTGTGGGAGTGCTTTTTGTTGAGGTTCTTGAACTCTCACATTAACTTTTTGTACACCACTATTATCCCTAGAGATATTACTTGTAGGTAATGCCTTTCGTTGAGGTTGTGGTCTGATCGCAGGTCTTTGTCTACTACCAGCCATTGCTGTCGATGCTGGTCTTGCAGCGATTTGTTTATGTTGTGGTGGTTGTTTTGCCGCTGCAGTTCTTCTTGCTACCATAGAATCTTTACCTGCAGGAAGTGCGGGACGTTCTTTGCCTTGAGGTAGAGCACGTTGAGGTTTTGAACTTCTATATGGTTGTGGTTTTCTATCTGGTTGTTTACCTGGACCATCAGGTTTTGGTTTACCCTTCCTATTCTTCAGTCTGTCAGCTGCAGCCGCAGCAGCTGATGTGAGTTTATCTTTTGCATATCTACCAAGACCAGTTGATGGTCTCTTCTTAAATTTTGTATCATACCGTGGAACTATTTTGTCAGAACTACCCTTAAAAGATCCTGATCCACTAACGGCTGACTGTGTAGAAGATGCTGCGTCTTCGTTGAATTGATGGAATGTCTTCATGGTTATGCTAAGTCTATTCTATCGGCAGGAAATAATCCAGGTGGTGGTGATGATGTTCCGAAGTATGGTCTATTCAAATCTAAAACACCAGTTTGTCTAATAGCTTCTTGCAGTTCAGCCTTATTTTGTGGATTATTAGTCTGTGGTTTTGATGGATCTGCACCAACATTATCAGTAGTAGCCAATTGTGGTACAGTTAATCTCTCTCTTACATATCTAGAGTATCCAAAGGTTACATTGAATCTAAGGAATTCTTCAGTTGGACCATAAGCTAGGTCCATACTATTTATTTGTTTTGGATAGGCATCAATCAAAGTATACTGAAGAGCTCTCTTATTCTCACGAGTCTCATCAATTCTTATTGACCCTGATATATCTTTTTCAAATTTAACGATGTAGATGTTTGTAATATAATCATCATAATAATTCATTCTGTAATTAACAAATTTTGAGTCTTTATATTGTTGTCTTGATGCATTGGTACCCAACCCACTCATATAATCAACCCAACCCTCAAAGAATGCGACAGTATCATAGTTATTGTCAACAATGAATGTCATACCGATCTCATTCTCATATGCTCTTCTATATGGAATTTCTTCTACGACGCCATGATAATCAGCACTAACAGAATGTGTCAGGAATGATGTACCAGGAGTTGTAGTTTGTATACATCTCAGCTCAATATCTTCACCATACTGCGAATATGAGACACCTCTTCTTGTTAAAAATGATTGGACTGCACTTGGAGGTGCGAATCTCACCTGGTAAATGTTTGGAGTAGCAACATTAAGAATCCTACTCTTGATCTCTGATGTTTTGTAAGATCTTGGAGCTGGAACTCCACCTCTACTAGGCATCTAAATAAATTACTCTACTATTACTATGTATACTGATGCCCAGAGGTTCGAAGTACCATCAAGGTAGGTTTCACCCACAGCATCCTGAAAAATATATGGGGGATGCAAGAAATATTGTTTATCGAAGTAGTTGGGAACTACATTTTCTCAAGTGGTGTGACAGAAATGATGCAGTTTTAAAATATGCATCTGAAGAATTTTCAATACCTTATGTTAGTCCAGTTGATAAAAGAGTTCACAGATATTATCCCGATGGTATTGTTCAGATAAGACATCAGGACGGAAGAGTGTGTCGATATATTATTGAGATTAAACCAGCAAAACAATGTGTGGAGCCAAAGAAACCTTCAAGAGTTACTAAGTCTTATATAAATGAATGTACGACATATGCAGTCAATCAAGCAAAGTGGGAAGCTGCATCAGACTTTGCAAAAGATAATGGAATTCAATTCAAAGTTTTGACAGAACATGATCTTGGAATTACCCCACCAAAGAAACGTAAAAAACGTAACTAAATATTCTTACTGAAATCATTATCAGATATCATGCCTTTACCAAAGATTGCTACTCCAACATATGAACTTGAGTTGCCATCCACTAAACAGAAAATTAAATTCAGACCTTTTTTAGTTAAAGAAGAAAAACTTCTTGTTCTTGCCCTTGAAAGTGAGGACACTAAACAAATCACAACTGCGATTAAAACTGTTATTAAAAATTGTATCTCTACTAGAGGTATTAAAGTTGAGGAACTTCCGACCTTTGATATTGAATATCTGTTTCTTAATATTAGAGGTAAGTCTGTTGGTGAAGAAGTTGAAGTGAGCATCATTGCGCCAGATGATGGTGAAACATCAATCACTGTAAAGATCGATCTTGAAGATATCAAGGTTGTTGAAAATGAAGAACATGACAAACAGATTAAACTTGATGATAATTTGATGATGGAAATGAAGTATCCATCACTTGATCAATTTATTAGGAATAATTTTGATTTTGATGATAAGAGTATTGATAGATCTTTTGAATTGATTGCTACTTGTATTGATAAGATTTATAATGAAGAAGAGGTATGGTCTACTGATGATGTGAGTAAGAAAGAGGTAGTTGAATTTCTTGAACAGATGAGTTCAAATCAATTCAAAGACATTGAGAAATTCTTTGAAACAATGCCAAAACTTTCTCATACTCTCGAAGTAAAAAATCCTGTCACAAAAGTAACAAGTACAGTAGTACTGGAAGGGTTATCAAGTTTTTTCGGATAGGCCTGGTCCATATGGACCTTGAAAATTATTTCAGGTTAAATTTTGCCTTGATGCAATACCATAAATATTCTTTGACAGAGATTGAAAATATGATGCCTTGGGAACGAGACATCTATGTTGCTTTACTTCAAGAACATTTAGAGGATGAAGAGCAAAAGATGAAGGCACGAAATGGCTAAAAGGATCAGAAGGTCAAAATCCGACAAGAAGTCAGCTGTCGATAGACAAGTCGAACAGTTGAAGAAGGCTTCTGGTGGAAAAGTATCTGATCAACTTGACGCTCTTATTAACGCAATTAGAGATGAAGAAGAAAAAGAAGACGATTTTTTAAATGTAGATAATTTACTTAAAGAATTAGAGAAATCAAGAAAGAAAGACGAACAAGAAAAGAAAAAGAAACAGAGAGAGTCAAAGAAGGCAGTTGATAATGCAATCAAAAAAATAAAAAATGGTAATAAAAAAGAAACTCAAACTGAGAATATTGACCCAAGAATATTAAAACTTCTTGGTTTAGAAGATTATGAAGCAGAATTAGATTATGAGGATTATAAACGTCTTCTGAAAGAGAAGATGGCTGCCGATAGAATGGGAGGTGGAAAGGGAGAAGAAGAAGAGGGTGATAATGAATTATTAAAAAATGAATTTAAAAGAGCAAGAACACAATCAGGTTCATTTAAAGTACAGGCTAATAAAAATAAAAGAAAGGCAAGAACTTCAAATTTTGTAAGTAAAAGACCAAGACAAAAACCAAAACCTAAAAGTGTTAAGGCCACAAAACTTTTACCATCTGCTGGTCAAACCAGTAGTCCAGAAAATGTAAAGGTTGAGATTCAAGAAGATACTCAAGAACAATTATTGCCATTGTCTAAAACATTAGACGATATTAATAGTAATTTAGATAAACTTCTAAAAATTGAACGACAAAAACTTGAACTTGAAAAACAAGCAGCAAGAGAAGCTACTAAGAAGGAAGAGACTGAGGGATTCAGAAAGAAAGAGGCAAAACTTGAAGATACTGAAAAGAAAAGCGCAGAAAAGGTTTCAAAAACTTTAAAACCAGCTTCTAATATATTTGATAGTATAATAAACTTCTTTAAGAATGTTTTACTGGGTGGAGCTATTAATCTTATTCTTGATATCATTCAAAATCCAGGTAAGTATTTAAAACCCTTAATTGACTTTGGTAATTTTATAATCGACTTTATTAATGACAAGATTATTAAATTTATCAATGATATAGTATTTGCACCTATCAATGCATATATTGGTCTATGGAATACAGCATTTAATGAGATAGAATGGGCTCTTAAACAATTAGCAAAGGTTCTTCCTGGTATTCCAACACCAAAACTACCAAGAATACCTAAAGTCGCACTTCCAAATATTCCAAATATTCAATATCCAAATTGGATACAACAACAAGAAGGTGGTGGTCAGGTTATAGATGTCAAAAATCTTTCACTCTTTGATGGTGGTGCCATTGACAAATTGACTGGTCTTCAAATCAAAGGTATGGGCAAGGACACTCAGTTGATTGCTGCTCAACCTGGTGAAATTATGATGAGTAAAAAGGCTGTTGACATGTTTGGTGCTGGTAATCTTCTGGCAGCAAATGCTATGGCTGGTGGAAATAACAAACCTAAGTTTGGAAAGATTCAAGGTTTCCAAGGTGGTGGCCAGGTTAGTCTTGGTGGCCAAGGATCAGCACCAATTAGAGATTTCGGTTTGGGAAGTGGTGCAGGATCTAAAGGTTATATTGTTGTTCCTGGTCACGCTGCTGGAGCTGGAGCTCCTGGTGAAATGGAATTAGTAAGAGATCTTGCAAGGAGAACTGTTGAAAACTTAAAGGCTAAATATGGACAAAGTATTCCTGTTAGATTGTTAGACATGCATGATCAAACACCTAACACTGATGCAGGATTTATAGAACAACAAAATAAACTTAAGACATTGGAGAAACAAGGTTATGAAGTCATTGAAATCCACATGGATGCGTCACTAGAGTCTGGCTATGGAACTGGACGTGGTGTCATTCCACCCATGCCAGGTACTGATGCTATTAACCCCGTAGAGGCTGACTTTGCAAGAACAGCTGGAGCATTTAGTAAAACACATAGAGGTGGTCTAGCTGGAACAAATAGAGGTATTAGTTTGATCGAACTCGGTAATATGTCACCACTACTTCAGGATTTGGTGTTAAGAGGACCTGGTTTAAGTAATCAACAACTTGACGCCTTGACCAAACCACTTGAGGAATCTCTCTCAAGAGGTTTGAATTTACAACCTGGTGGTACATCACCACAACAAGCACAAGTATCAAGACAAGTAGTAGATGTAAGAATTAGTCCACCGCCATCACAAGGAGGTGGTGCAGCAGTGTTACCAGTTCCAGTAGGACAACAAGGTCAGGTAAATAGTGCTGCAAGTGCGGCACAAAAACAAATTCCAGGATTTTCTGCTGAAGACTCAAGTAATTTTGATCTCATTGTTGTCAAATCAATCTATAATATAGTAGGATAAGATATGGTACTCCCATTATTAGCAAGAGGATTGATGGGTGGTATAGCAAAGGGTGCCACCAGAAGTGCAGTATCAGGAGGAGCTAAGAGAGCTGTTTCTGGTGCAGCAAAGAAGTTTGTCAAAGGTAAATCAAAATATAGTTCTAAAAATAAAGTTGAAAGTATTGGTAGAAAGGTATCTGAAAAAACAAAATCCAGACCTAGTGCTAAGAAAGTATCTTCTGTAAAACTTCCCAAATCTGTATATAAAAAATCCTCGGAAAGTTCATCACCTACAAAATCAACTGGTAAAGTATCTTTTGAATCTCTTAGTAAACAACTTGAAAAAATTGATAAGACAGCACAGACGTTAGTCAAAGTTTCTGAGAGTGAAAAAAAATCAAAAAAAGAATTAAACAAGGCAATTAAAAATAAAAACAAAAAAGAAAAAGCTAGAAAAAAAGAAGATAAATTAGAAAGGAAAAGAGGTGGTTCATCATTACTTGGTGTAGGAAAAACTATAGGTAAAAATTTCAATATCTTTGATTTTTTAACGAATATTGCTCTAGGTGGTTTAGTATTATTTCTTCTCAATAATTACGATAAAATTGAGAATGTAATTAGCACTTTATCTCAAAATTTTAACAATCCATTTAAATTATTAAAGAGTGTTATACTTGGTATTACAAGTGTTTTTGGTGGTCCTATAAAGGGGATCTTCAATACCGCTTGGAAAGGAATGAAGAAGGCTGGTTCAGGCCTTAAGAGTTTGATGAAAAAGGTGGTACCTAAGGCTAAAAGATTATTTGGTGGTTTAGGTTCTGGTCTTGTTAATTTTATAAAAAATGTTACATCCAAGTTTACTGGTGGTGCTGCCTCTGCTGGAGCAAGTGGTGCTGCACAGGGTCTGAGAGGGGGTGGACGACGAACTGTTGCTACACAAGCATCACGATCGGCATCAAAAACTGCAACCAATAGAGCAACACAACAGGCATCTAAACAAACTGCAAAAAATTTGTTTGGAACAGGTGGTAAGCGTATTTTAAAGATTGGCAATATATTTAAAAGAGTTCCTGTTGTTGGTGGTCTTCTCAGTATCTTTATTGATATGTTACTTGGTGAACCACTTGACAGAGCTGTAGTAGGTGCAGTCGGTGGTGGTATTGGTGCTTGGATCGGTGGTGGTATTGGTTCATTAGTATTTCCATTTGCAGGGACAGCAGCAGGCGCCATTCTTGGTGGTATGATTGGTGATTGGGGTGGTAAAGCACTGTATGAACTTATCAAGAAAAAATTTAGTTCAATACCACCCGTTCCAGCAAAAAGAAAATATAGTAATTTGCCTTACTGGCGACAAATGCTTGAGGAAGAACCTTGGATAGATCCAGCAACAGGTCAGCCATTAATAGTTTCGGGATTAGGGTATCTAGACCAATCTGGAACCAATGGAACCACTGGAACTACGGGAACAGTTACAACACCAACATCAACAACTTCTGGAGGAGGTTCAGACTTTTGGACTCTTGCTGCTATTGCATCAAGAGAGGATGGTGACGATCAAGGAAGGGCGGATGTTGTTCAAGCACTTTATAATAGAGCTGCGTCTGGAGCATATAGTTCTAAAAATATAAGAGATTTGATTCTTGGACAAACACAATTTCAACCCACTTGGGATTATCCAAACGGATCAAAAAATGGATACGGTAAACCCAATGATGAGTGGTATAATATTGTTGATGCTCAATCGGCAGCACTTGCTGCAGGATGGAAAAATACATCAGAAGTTGAAAAGACTGCAGCGGTTATTAATAACCCCACATTAATGAAGAATGCAAAAGACTTTTTGGGTGGTAGAACTGATTTTACAAACTATAGTGGAGGATATAGAAATCAGAGAAAGGGAGAAATCATAAGACAATCTGGTGCGCCAAATAATTATTTTGGTTGGGATTGGAATTACACAGGAACAGTTAGTGGAAATGCTCCTAATTTTAATACAATAACACAACAGACTGGTAGTGCTCAACAAAAAATTGCTGTCTTGGCATATGGTACCAATGAATGGGGTAGGAACAAATCTTACATCGTATCCGCGACCAAAAAACTTATCAAAGGATTGATGGACAAGGGTTATACTGTTATCGTTGTACCCCCATCAGATAAACTGGTTGTTAAGAATAATCCTAAAGGTAGTGTGGTTATTACAGCCCCATATCAGGGTGTAACTACAGCTGCAGCAGAGATGGGTTGTAGGATTGACTATGGTGTTTATGCGCCTATCGATTTATTGGGTAATTATGTTCATTTGACACCATCAAGTGCCAGAGCAATCAAGAATAAGTATAAACCAGACATTGTAGTTGGTGATAGTAATGCAGCACTCATCAGAGGTGGTCAGTCAGCTACTGCTAAAGATGGTGCAGATTATGCTAAAGTATCTCAGATGATTAGTAATATCACTCCGTCATCACCATCTGCTCAACAAGCTCAACTTGCAAGTATAGGACAAAATGTATCTGGTATGATACAAAGGAAAGGTGCAACTACTGGTGCACAAAAAGGTCAAAAAGTAAGTGGTTTCCCAGTTACATCTGGATATGGTCAAAGATGGGGAAGACTACATGGAGGTATTGATATTGGAACACCAGAGGGAACATATGTTGCATTGGATGTTGAAGTTGAAATTGTGTTTGCAGGATTGCATGGAAGAGCACCAGGACACGGTTACGGAAATGTTGTTGATGCATGGGCACCATCATTAGGATTACAATTTAGACTTGCACACTTAAATAAAATACTTGTAAGAAAAGGACAAAGGATACCTGCTGGTGTTCCTCTTGGTCAAACTGGTGGAGCAAGTGGTGATAGAGGTAGAGGTAGTTCTACTGGACCACATTTACACTTTGAGGTTGATAATAAGAAAGATGGTACCAGATATGGTGGAATGGGAAATCCTTCACCATATGTTGGTCACCTGATTTTGAATTCTGCTGGTCCAGTGGGTCAGGCACATGGACAGAGTATAAATTTATCTCCACAACAAACCGCTTCACAATCAAGAAATGGTATTGATAGACGTGCTCCATATGAATCTGGTTATTCACAGGGTGGCGGAATAACTCCATTCCCAATACCATCCCAAACAACTCCTGGTGGAGGAGGTGGTGGAGGAGTTCCTATGATGGGAGGTCCTTCTACAAAAGAGGTATTAAATAGTTATTATAAATCTCAACTTATGGGATTCTTATATAAACAAGGATAATGCCATCACAAAACGCTCCAACATCTCCTGGTAATATTCAGAAGTTCAAAATATCATCAAATCAGTCTGACAAAGCGATTGACTTATCTGGTGGTGTAGTTGAATTTAGATACTACGAGAGTGTCTTATCAAATAATGTCACAGCAACAGCAGTTATTGTTGATAGTGGTTATGAATCAGATGGTGGTGCGATTAAATCATCGAAAGGTGTGTTAGATGCTTTACCAATCAGAGGTGGGGAGAGAACTGATATAGTCATTGAAGATAATAATGAAAACAAACTTACATTCAAACCAATGAAAGGTTTGTATGTCAATAGAGTAAGAGATACTGACTCTGGTACATCAAAGGATGTATTCTTTGTTGATTTTGCATCAAAGGAATATTTTGCAAATGAACAACAAAGAGTAATAAAAAGATATGAAGGAAAAATATCTGATCATGTAAAGGAAATACTTAATTCTCTTGGTGATGTAAAAATTGAACAAGTAGATAACACCTCACTCACTTATAATTTCATAGGGAATGATAGAAAACCATTTTATACCTGTACTTGGCTAGCATCTAAGGCAGTACCAGATAAAGATGTAGGGTCAAGAGCTGGGTTTCTTTTTTATCAAACCAGAGACGGATTCAACTTTAGGTCTATTGATAAAATATTTGAAGAAGAACCAGTCAAAAAATATATGTTCAATAATACTGGAGAACCTCCAGTGGGATATGATGGGAATATACTTGACTATTCTATTGATAGTGACATAGACCTCAAACAAAATCTCACTCTTGGAACATATAATAGTAGAGCAATCTACTTTAATCCATTCTCTATGGATTATTATGTTAAAGAATTCAAGTACAACCCTGACAACATTGGTAAAGCAGGAAAATACTTTGGTGGTGACTTAGTTGCAAAAGAATTTACCGAAACTCCAACAAGATTGATGAGTCATGTATTTGATGTTGGTGCTATGCCTGATGGGACAGGTAACGAACAGTTAGAACAATGGAAGAAGAATTCAACTTCTCCAAATTATGATGCCGAGAACACAATGGCACAGTCTGTGATGAGATATAATCAAATGTTTACTGTTAAAACAAATGTGACTATTGCAGCAGATTTTAGTATTAAAGCAGGTGACATTATTCAATGTGATTTCCCTGAGGTTACTGGAGATAGAGTTAAAGAGAAAAACCCACAGACAGGGGGTATATATATGGTAGCAAGTGTATGTCACAGAGTTACTCCAAGAGAAACTTTTACAAGACTCGCTCTGGTTAGAGATTCATTTGGTAAGAAAACGGGATTTAAATGATAGAACAAGGACTCTTTAAAAGATATTTTGTAGGTAGAGATGGGTTTATCTGGTGGTTAGGTCAGATTGCCCCAGAATCCACATGGAAAGATAATAAACCTGGATCTCCTATAGGAACAAATAATGATATAAAAGGTTTTGGTGAGAGATATCGTGTCCGTATCATGGGATACCACACGGCTAATATTGATGAAATACCTGATGATGAACTGCCTTGGGCATATGTCATGTATCCTACCACCGCAGGAGGTGGTGGTAGATCTGGATCACAAACTGCAAATATATCTCAAGGTGATTTTGTATTTGGCTTCTTCATGGATGGTGAAGATGCTCAGATGCCAGTCATCATGGGTATTCTCGGTAATAATGAATATGCCGCAGTAAGTAAAAATATACCAAATGCAAGATTTGTCCCATTCAGTGGTTATACAGAAAGTGATAAGGTAGCATATACTTCGTTCAATGTCGATAAGGGTGGTGAGATTGTTAGACAGACTGGTGCCCAAACCGAAGGTAAAACAAACTCACAAGGTAGTAAAACTAAAGAACCAAACAATCCTACCGTCAATGAGTCAGCAACACAGTCTAATGCAAAAAAGGATGCAGCATCTGAGGCTAGTGCCCAAGAACAAAGTCAACCTTTTGCTCAACCATCTGATTGTGAACCAATTCCTTTAGGTAAAATTCAAAAAGATATCCAGAATACTATTGTAGAGATTCAAAAAGCACAGAAGTCAATCTATAATTATTCAAAAGCTATTACTGGTAATGTTAATGAACTACAAAATTTTATTAATGAAAAACTAAGTTGGGCAACAGAGAAAGCTTCTGAGGGAATTAAATGGGTATTTAAACAAATTCAAAAATTTGTTACTAATAAAGTGAATAATATTATGAAGGATACCTATTTCTTATTGTTTCCAAATGAAAGACCTGAATTAAAAAAAGCCGTTGATACTCTCAATGATTTAATTGCATGTCTGTTTAGAAAATTTATAAAATTACTTATCGGTCAAATAGGTGCATTTCTACAAGATGCTGCAAATAAAATTATCAATGGTGCTAAATGTGTGATTGAAAATTTAGTTGCCAATACGCTTGGTCAAATTATTGGTGAGATTTCAAGAGAAATTAATAATGCTTTAAGTGGTATCACATCACTTGTAGGTCAGGTAGCATCTATTGTTGGTGATGTTTTAGGTCTCCTTACTGATCTCTTATCATTTTTATCATGTGAAGAAAAACCTGAGTGCTCATCTGTAAATGAATGGAATATTCTAAGTGGTGCAAAACAAATTAGTAAAGGTGACATAGACTCTATTATCAATAAGGCAAAAAATATTGCAGCTAATGCCCAGAGTGTTGCAGAAGATATTACTAATCCTGAATTTAATTTTAATACAAGTGATATATTGGGATTAGATGCTTGTAATATTGGTCCACAACTTTGTGGTCCACCTTTGGCTGAATTTTTTGGTGCTGGTGGTACTGGTGCATTAGGTAATCTGATTATATCTACAGCAGGAGAAGTTATTGGTATCGATATGATAAGTTTTGGTATTGGATATGATAAAGAAAGGACTTATGGTAATGTATTTGATAATTGTGGAAAAGGTAAAGGTGCGGTAATAAGACCAATTGTTGAAGATTACACTGATGAAAATGGAAATATTCAGTCTGGTGTTACTGGTATTGACATTCTCGATCCTGGTACTGGATATCTTTCTGCACCTGATGGTAGTAGAGGTGGAAATGAATATACTTGGGCAGATCCAGAGGATTCGATTGTAAAACACCCTGACGGTAGTTATGATGTTCCAAAACCACCAGGAAATATTATTGTTGTAAACCCTGGTGATGAAGTTACTCTTCCTCCTGGTGTCTGTATAGTCACAGAACCACAGGAAGGTGATCAGGGTGGTGGTGAAGAAATCTGTGGTGGTGATGAAGTAATAGTCACTAGACCAGGAGTGTTTACTTCTCCTAAACCAGATTATTCTAGATTCTCTGGAGTCTATCCATCATCTTCTTCTGGTTCTTATCCTGCAATACTTTATCTTTGTGAAATCAATATAGTTGATGCAGGTATAAATTACACTGAAGGTGATAAGATTGTGATAAGACCAGACAATGGTGCCTCTGCAGAACCTAAGTTTGACCAACAAGGAAGAGTCGCATCTATTAAAGTTACTGAAGGTGGTGAAGGATTTACTGAATTCCCACAACTTTACATTCAGTCTGATACAGGTTATAATGCAGTATTGATACCAAAACTTTGTATAGATAGAGTTGGATCAGATAAACTGAAAGAACCAATGGGGCAAGATAAGGTTGTTACTGTAATTGATTGTGTGGGCAAATTTTAATGGCACAACTTAAAAATTATCATACTGTTAGATATGGAACGGCAGAAGGTGAAATAAAATTTGGACATCTCACTCAAGATAATGTTCAATCTGCAGTGATGCTAAGAAATGGTGCATCCAATAATCATTATATTACGTTAGATTCATCTGGTGAACCTCATAGAAAGTATGGAACGATTTGTCGTTCTCCTGGTTCCTTTCAAGTAAGAGCAGGTGATAATGCACCAAAAGATCAACCAGGTGTATATGTAGAAGCAGTAAGTGGTGACCTTATACTTCGGGCACCCAGTGGTAGAGTGAGAATCGAAGGTGTTAATATTGATTTAATTGCATCTGGACCTGATGGTGAAAATGGTGTCATCACCATTGATTCCAATGAAAAAGTTATTATCAAATCTCAAATCATCGATGTCAGTTCAACAGTAAGTACAAAAATATTTTCGGAAAATACTGTAAATATGATTGGTAAAGGTATTTTAAATATGTACGGTGGTCTTATTGATGCTGCCGATGGAGCAACCAAACTTAAAGGATCTTTAGGTGGTTCACTTAACGAGGAGCAAAACAAATTATGAAAGTATCTGATATAAATGTTGGTAAAAGATTATTTTGTGGTCTTGGGAAACCAGAAGCATTAGGTAGAGGACTAGCAGAAATTAGAGGTTCTGCTTACTTACAGGGCCCTACTATCACAGGAACGGCAACATTCCCAAATGTCTGGGCATCATCTATGATTGGTCCTCTGGTTAACCCAGAGTCACCACCACCAGTTATCCCTGGTTCCCTTTGTATGGGAATTAGTAATCCATATTCTCTCGCTGTTGTAGGACCTGCAGCATTCATGGGAAATGTTGACACAAACTTTAGTGTTAATGTAGGATTACATGTGATTGCCCAAGGAGAAGTTGTTTCTCGTTGTGGTCTTCATATCTTATCAAGAAAGAAAAACTTTGATATTCCTCACCCATCTAAAAAGGGGTGGAGACTTAGACATACATGTCCAGAAGCACCTACTAATGATG